GGGAAGGGAAGTTAACAAGAAAGGAAGGTGGTATATCTATACATATAACCCGGAGGGCTTAATGTTATTATACACTTGAAATTAAATTTTGTCAAGACTTTTATTATAACAATAAGTAATAAAGAACTTGACAAAACTGTAAATCAGGTGTATAATAACTATATGACTAATAAAAACTTAACAACAAAACAACAATCCTTTTTAGATCATTTAATATCTTGTAAGGGGGATATACACGCCGCAGGTGAATTAGCCGGTTATTCTCCTTCAAGTGTTTATGGTGCGGTAAAAACTTTAAAGACTGAAATACTAGATATGGCAGAAAGCATATTAGCACAATCAGCACCTAAAGCAGCTTTAAAACTTGTAGATATTATGGAAAGCAACACACCTATCCCCCAAGCCAATATAAGAATACAGGCTGCACAAACTATTTTAGACCGGGTTGGGTTAGGCAAAACAGAGCGGCTTGATGTTAATGTTAGCGCAGGGGGTGGTTTGTTTATACTTCCCGCTAAACAGGAAACTGTTATTGAAGGTGTGTATGCGGAGAACTAGTAGCACTATCCCTTTTGGTTATCGTTTAGATACTAAAAACGAGCAATATGTTGTAGAGATACCAGAACAACTAGAAGCTCTAAATAAAATAATACCTTTAATAAAAGAAAAAACTTTAAGTCTCCGCGAAGGAAGTATGTGGATAGAACACGAAACAGGAAGATCTTTATCACACATGGGACTTAAAAAAATAGCAGATCGTATCAATGCACTCTGATTGGGAAATAAATCCTGACAGTTATCAAAAAGACGAAGAAGGAAATTTTAAATTAAAACTTGACGGTACTCCGCGTAAAAAAGTAGGCAGAGCAAAAGGATCAAAGGGTCGTGGTTACAATCACCACTCCGAAACAAAAGCTAGAATAGCCGCAAGAAAAGAAGTTAAAAATAAAACAAGAAAATTAAAAACAGCACAAGCTAAAGTAGATAAATATAAAAAGAACATAGATACAACTAAAAAAACTTTAGATAAATTAAAAAATAAAGGACAAGCCAAGGAGGGACTTGTTCTTACCGAAGAACAACTGCAAGCTCTTCCTCCGTTATTAGCAGAAGAAGCTCAAGAAGACGTAATCTTTAAAGCTAACGAAGGCCCACAAGAAAGTTTTCTTGCCGCAGGGGAAACAGACGTTTTATACGGGGGTTCAGCAGGAGGTGGTAAAAGCTACGCTATGCTTGTAGACCCTCTTAGACACGCACATAGGTCTGCTCACAGAGCTTTAATACTAAGACGCTCCATGCCAGAACTAAGAGAGCTTATAGATAAAAGCAGAGAGCTTTATCCAAAGGCATTTCCCGGTTGTAAGTACAGAGAAGTAGAAAAACTTTGGAACTTTCCAAGCGGTGCAAAGATAGAGTTTGGATTCCTTGAAAGAGATGCAGATGTTTATCGCTATCAGGGACAAGCATACAGTTGGATAGGGTTTGACGAGATTACTCACTTACCTACTGAGTTTAGTTGGAACTACTTAGCATCACGACTAAGAACAACTGACTCAGAAATTGTACCTTATATGCGCTGTACTGCTAACCCCGGAGGTGTTGGGGCTAATTGGGTAAAAAAGAGATACATTAATCCTTGTGAGCCTAATGAATCTTTTAAAGGTAAAGATGGTTTAAGCAGAAAGTTTATACCGGCCCGACTACAAGACAATCCGTACTTAGCTAAAGATGGTAGGTACGAACAGATGTTAAAGGCGTTACCACCTACACAGCGCAAACAACTGTTAGAAGGAAACTGGGATGTTGCGGAAGGTGCTGCATTTACAGAATTTGAACCTGATAAACATGTAATTACTCCTTTTGCTTTACCTATTCATTGGGAAAGAGTTAAAGGAATTGATTATGGTTATGCATCAGAATCTTGTTGTTTGTGGGGAATAATGGACATAAATGACAATACTTTAATAATTTATAGAGAATTATACAAAAAAGGCTTGACA